ACGAGATACATCGGCAGAGCAAGGTGACAGATGCAAAGGCTCGTTGTACAAAAACAGCAGAATCTGGTATTGCACTGGCTATTAAGTTTCGGGGGTTAAACAGCAAACTGAGCCGCAAAGCCAGTAACGCCGAAGAAGCAGAAAAAAGCATCATCCGTCTCTGGAGGAGATACCAATCGATTGACGACAAAAAAAACGAAATAGCTGTCTCTTACCCAAGAGATTTTGACTCTTTTTCAATGGCTCAGGCTCTGTCAGATTTGCTGGCTGCTAAGGCGTTAGTAAAATCTACCAGATTTTCTCAATTGGTGGCTGAAACTGTAATAGGGAAGATCCTTCCAGGCGCAGCGAAAGAGGATCGAGAGTTGATTGGTCGGGAGGTTGTCGAGGAGGAATCTGGAGCGGATCTGTAATGAGGAGGTGGTCGAATCCGACGCCTAAGAGATCGATGCAAGATCTGGCGGACATGTTTTCGGATAGTGTCCATTTTCCCCCCGGAAATGGACATGTTTTCGGATAATGTCTATTTCCGGGGGGAAAATGGACATGAGGGGCGTCGTGGAACACTCTGGGGGCCAAGTAGTATATGAGGATGTTTCTGATTGGTATAGAACTCAGCGTTCTATAGGGCGATAGATCTGGTTTTGTAACTGATGGAGGCAAAACTCTATGAGCAATATCCCTAAAAAGGTTATTAAGGCCGCTGACAAAGCTGCTGATGCACTAGACAAACTAACTGCCAGACACTTAGATCGGCTTGAAGCCATGCTTCAAGCGATCCAAGAGCAAATGATTGATCTCGCTGCAAGAATCAGTGTGGAGCATGGAATTATCTTGGGGCCTCAATGGACGATGGAGCAGTTAGCTGCTATCCAAATAGATTTGGCCAACACGATAAAAGCAGAATATCGCCCCCCCATAAAAAAGAATATCCGAGAATTCAGCAAAGCTGAAAAGATTGCTCAAAGATACTTGACAGCGGCAGGAATCAGTTCGACCTTTACACGAGTCGATAAAGACTGGCTGAAGTCGCTCAAAAAACAAACATTCGTCGAGTTTTCCCAGCTAGGATACCGAGCAGAATCTCGATTGGTTCAGGCTGTCTACGAGGCTTCCGGGGCTGGCTGGACGCCAGCAAGATTAAGAACGGAAATCATGGGTATAGTGTCGGGGCACAAAGATGTTAAGGGCAAGCCTCTAGCGTCATATGTCAAAGCCTATGCTCAAGACGCCGTCATGAATCATTATGCAACAGTCCATAAGATCAAGTCTGACGTTGACAAGGTTGGTTCTTTTATTTATTCTGGGACCGTGATAGCTACAACCAGACCGTTTTGCCAATCTCGTGCAGGGAAAGTGTATACCAGGAAAGAGATCGAGGCACTGAACAATCAAACTTGGGCCGGAAAGGCGCCGGGGGATGTGTTTATCAGGCGGGGGGGGTACGGTTGTAGGCATCACTGGAACCCCGTGTTAATTTCGAATTGATAACTGAGATCATAGGTGGACACCTAAAATGCCATACAAATTGAAGACGACTCCGGACGGGGTCGCTCAACTAAAGGATGGAAATCCAGTATATGTGGACGAGACTGGAACGGAAATCGCTTTCGATGTCAATCGGATGCGGGACAAAATCCAGGAACTAAGCTCGGAAGCAAAAGAGAACCGTCTTAAAGGAAAACAGGCATCCGATGATTTGGGTGTTTTTCGAAAAAAATACGAGGGGATAGATGATCCCGAAGCGGCGAAAGCTGCTATAGCCGCCATGGCCAACATGGACGAGAAACAGCAGGTGGCTGTGGATTCTCTCAAAAAATCGATGCAAGATGCTTGGGACGCTAAAGAACTAGCGCGGACGCAAGCCGACAAGGAGAGAGACGAAAAAGAAAAAAAACTCACGGAGGACATTGCAAAAAGCCGTGAAAAAATCTCTCGCATGATGATCGGGGAATTATTCACGCAGTCGCCAGTCGTGAGAAATACTATCCTCCCCCCTCAATTGGCGGCCCAAGTTTTTGGCGGTCAATTTAGGATCGAGGATATAAACGGAGTCCCCACAGCTGTAGGCTATCAGGATGGGACCAGGATTGCGTCGGAGCATAACCCTGGAGATCTTGCCTCATTCGAAGAAGCATTAGAGCGGATTATATCTAAATATCCCGAAAGGGACAGAATCATGAAGGCTGCCAGTGGTGGCAGTGGGGCGAGTGGTGGGGTTGGGAGTGGCGCTGGCGGGGAGAAGAGGATGACTAATCAGCAGTGGCTAACAGCCCTATCTTCCGCGAAAAGGACAGAACGTCAACAATTGCACAAGGACAAGGCCGCGGGGCGGATTGTCCTTGTTTGAAGAGGATTAGGACATGAGTAATGCTTTGACTGACTTAATGGCTACACAGATTTTGCCTGAAGCTCTGGCCGTTTTGCGTGGGGCGACGGTAATGCCGGCATTGGTGAATCGGGACTTTTCGGACCAGGCGGCGGAAAAAAACTCGGTAATTCGAGTTCCGCTCCCCAGTGATCTGGGCGTAGCTGGTGATTTTTCTGGGACCACCACAGATACGGATTTGGCGCCTGGGAAGGTAGACGTTACGTTATCCGAGCATAAGTACAAAAGTTTTCAGATGTCCACGACGGAGATGATGCAATCCATAGAAGGCGGCGTGCTCCCAGCGGCGGCGGATGCGGCAGTGAAATCGGTGGCGCAGGCCATCAACTTGTCTTTGCTTAATCTATACAAAGACATCCCGTTTTTCACCGGCTCCGCTGGGACTCCACCTTCCACGGCGGCGGAAATTCTCGCGGCTCGTGGAATCCTCCAATCTAATTTGGCTCCGCCAGATAATAGGTATGGGGTTGTCAGCGTCGATGCAGAAGAAAAGTTTTTGGCTCTTTGGGACAATGTCTCCGAAGTCGGGGATACAGAGGCTCTCCTAAGTGCTAGCATGGGTAGGAAATATGGTCTGGATTTATATGCAGATCAACAGACTCCAGAGCATGAGCAAGGGACATTGTTGGCCGGGACTGCCATCGCAGCTAAAGGTGTGACTGCAATAGGTGCAACTCAGGTGGTATTGGATGATTCTGGCGGCGTTTCGTTGGATGGAACATTAGTGGCTGGGGATTTGATCACGTTTGACACGTCCACAACCCAGCACGTAATTACGGAGCTTGCGACCGCAGTTGGCGATGAAATCACTGCCAGCATTTATCCGGCTCTGGATGTAGCTACGGTAGACGGCACGGTGGTCACTTTAGTTGACTCTCATACTCCTAACCTCATCTTTCACCGGGATGCTTTCTGCTTGGCGATGCGCCCGCTCGTAGCTGAGACTGACGGATCCGAGTCATCTACGATTTCCAGCCTGACGGATCCAGTTTCCGGCCTATCCTTGCGTATGGAGACATGGAGAGATTCCGGAGCAGATACTCGCCGCTGGCGCGTGGACGCGTTGTACGGGGCGAAAACTCTCCGGCAAGAACTTGCCGTGCGGTTGTTGGGTTGATCTTTTATATTATGGCTCCCATTTGGGAGCCATAAGTACAAACAGGCCGAGCGATGGCAATAATCATATCAAACAGTGACCTCCAAGCAAAACATAATGCCATCCTGTCATACGGTCCGACAGATTGGAGTGATAAAATCTTTGCCGCATCGGCGATAGTAGAGAGAGATATAGACCTCCGTTGGTATCGAAAAAACTTTAGTCGAGATGTTGACGGTGATTTTGACATGTCGAGGGTTGACGATCCTGACAATCGGATCAGAGACATCATGGTCTATAAGACACTAACTGATATTTTTGAATACTTAACTAAAGGCCCGGACAATTTCCTTGAGCTATACGGATTGTTCCGCGAGCGATACCTGGCTGAGATAAAAACACTACTGGAAACTGGGCTTGATTATGATACAGATGCTTCTGGTGTGGTGGAGGAGATTGAATCAGCGGCTCGCAGAGGACCAAGGAAACTGGTTCGGGGATAACAAAAGGGACATTGGAATAATATCAGTCTTAAAAACCGTAGAAACCGTCCCGAGACTAATAGCAATCGAGGCACTGCTGCAAGCCTGTCTGATTATGTTAAAGGAGGAGCAAATGTCACAGGTATCACTGCAGCGGAGCGCTGCGATTACCGAAATTCAGTCAGCGTTGCTAAGGTTAACAGGATAGATGTCTACTGTTTTTGTCAATGTCGGGGAACTATCTAGGGGTCTGGGGGAGTTCCAGCGGATTGTTGGTGCTTGGGATGCTGATCGTCTTACTAAAGCGGTCACGATTAAGGCAGTTGAGAAAATCAAATCAGATACTGAACAAGGTAAAGGACCAGATGGGGCGTCGCTCCCGGCCTATTCAGAACGTTACAAAAGATTCCGCCATGCTGCTGGTGCGCAGACAGCTTACAGAGACTTAAACCTCAGCGGGCAAATGATGGCTGCGATGACATACAGCAGGACACCAGATGGATATGAGATAGGGTTTGTGGATGCCCGTCAAGCGGGCAAAGCACATGGCCACCATTTTGGGATTATCCCGCGACCATTAACAATACCACTCCGTCGGGGGGGATCTAGGCGTCAGATGATCCCTTGGGGTCCAGTCCCTGCTACTAATTTTTTGTCCCGATCTCCAGAAGACATCCAAGCATATGCCCAGCAGGCTGTGGATTATATCATGAGGCAGCCGTGAGTAAACGTGAAGACATTGCCGATGCGCTCATCGGCATCATGTCTGGCATTGTGGAGTTGGAAACAGTACAACGCCGGATCGCCACGAAAACTGAATGGCAATCGTTAAGTGCTGATTCTCTCCCGCTATTGACTATGTGGACGGACCTGATCCAAGAGCAGGAGGCTTGGTCAGGACAACATGCAGGCGTCCCCCATGCTGGGACATCTACCCTATCGTTCCAGCTTAACGTGTACCTCCTGGAAGGGGCACAGGACGGGGACATAACAGTATCGGTTTTGGACGATGCTATCAGGATGGCGATATTAGCCGACGGTACTCTCAGAGGGGAGGTCTTGCAAACAGTTGTGACGGGGGGGAACCCTCCTCAACTGATCCAAGAGAAACATATTCATTTCAGCCTTTTCGTTCGTGTCAAATTTTTAGCCTCATAGAAGAGGCTTAATGAGAGGATATAGCAATGCCCGAAACTCAACTAGTCATTCCGAGAAGTAGTTCTTTTTATGATCTCTATGATGCTGATGGCGTCCTGACCGGGGAAAAGCCGTTTGGTAATCTGCCGTCCATGACAGTTTCAATATCGACGGAGGAGGCCGAGCACATTTCCAGTGAATCGGGGATGGCTGTTATTGATGACCTGTGGGTCACACAGGCTGATATGGCTGTAGCCTTTACTGCTGACGATATGAAACAGGATGTAGTTGCGTTGTTTCTGCGGGGGGACGATATTGCCACGTCTCAATCTTATGACGATGATGTGTCAGTGGTCTTAGCAAGTAGTACGTTGGGGCAGACTTATCTTTTAGGGAAATATAACGTCGGGATTCAGACATTAAAATACAAAGAAGGGACAGCCGTAATTAATGTAGGCGATGTGATTGTAGGAGGGACGGGAGCTCAGACATGGGATGTGGTCGGGAAGATAGGAAACAACGTCTCAGGAGTATTGTACTTGGTCAATAAGACAGGGGTAACTGATATTATAGACAGCGAAGGTCTGGAAGTTTCAGGCGGTGAGAAAGCAAAGGCTGACGGTGTAGTGACTCTGGCCAACAATAATGTCAGCGTTTCAAAAACCGATGGGACTGTCACATACCAGAATGGAGTGGACTATGAGGTCGACAACAAAGGTGGGTCCATTACCATTCTGGCGGATGGCGCTATCACCGGAACGGATTCATTGACGGTTGCGTTTGAGGCTGCTGCTGCTGCGTTGAAGACATGTTTCCCGCTGGCAAATGAGCAGATATTCTGCAAATTGCGCATTGTTACCGACAATCCTAAGGGGCCCAACAGGATTATCACCCTGCTAAAAGTTAACCTGAAGTCCACCGGCGACATGACCCTGGCTAATACCGATACCACCCCCACTACCCTGCAATTCGAAGGCAAGTGCATCAAGACTGATTATCAAGGAACAGATCGTTTTGGTTTCGCTGTCCAGGTCACATAAATGGAAAACAAGATCAGATTAGGGGAGGATGACTGGAGACAGCTATTCCCTCCACGGCAAGCCTTCCGGCTAGGAAGCATCGATATCTATATCGATCCAATCGGGACGGCGGAAGCGTTTCAACTGGCTCGTATTGTGGGGGCCATCTTAAAAAAACTCCAAGCCGATCCTGATGCTATATCCAGGATTATAGAGGGGTTTAACCAGCTTCAACGGATCGAATCACATGCAGGAGAAATAACGGAAGTCGATGTGCATGCAGGATTCTCCGTTTTCCGGGTCTTGGCTGATGCCATCCCTCTTTTTGGGGACGCAATTCGGGATGCCGTCCCAGAGATTATGGAAGTCCTCTCAGGGGTGGATCGCGTAGACATAGCTAGAATCCCTCCGACGGTTCTTGTTGATTTAGCCACGGTCTGTGTCATGACAAACGTGGAGGCAAATCGAGATCTGCTGGGAAAATTGCGAGGCCTAATCCAGGCCGGGAAAACGGATCGAACCTTGAAATAGCCGAGATTTGCGAGGTTCTTGTTTCAGCTGGACATTCAGTGGCAGCCATCTGTGGATATACGCCACAGATGGCTGTCACGTTTTATGAGTGTGTTTGCCGCAGGCGGGATAAGGAGGCTCAAATGCAATATAAGGAGATGGCAGCGGCGGCTTACTTTGGGGTAAATGCTACAAAAAAAGAGATGACGAAACTGTTGAGTGAAGACAGAGACAAGAGACCAACCGAACAAACTCCTGACGACTTAAAAAAGACATTTGACAAGCTAGATAAAGCCTTTGGGCTCTGAGGTAGACATGGCCAAGACAAAGTTGACTATCCCCCGTTGCAAGGCGTATATCAGGCTATATAATTCCGACGGGAGCCTGTCTCAAGAGAGGACATTAGGGAATTTGCCAACATTGAAACTAAAAATAACGACTGGAAAACAAAACCACGTCAGCAGTCAGTCTGGTATGGGGAGGACTGACCAAATTTGGGCAGCGGAAAAGGAACTGTCTCTAAGTTTCACGGCAGACGACATGACGCAAGACAATGTCAATCTGTTTCTGAGGAGTGAAGATGCAATAACAACTCAAGAAGCAGAGCTAACTTATCTCAAAAGCATTCCCAACCCAGAAAAAGGGGTGGTGTACGATATTGGCCGAAAGCTAGTAGGAGTAAGCACGCTAAGCTACAAAGACGGGGTGTCTGACTTTATTTTGGCTGAAACGATCGAGGGCACCATCGGGGGCCAATCTTGGTATGTGGCAGCAGTAATAGGGGACACTGTAAGCGGCACTCTCCTGCTGTTAAATCAGTCTGGTGCGACGGATATCGTCGACGGGGAAGGACTGTTGCGCCCGGGGATTGGCGTTCGCGCTGTGGCTGATGGTGTCGTGAACTTTGATGTTACCAATGTTGCGGCACGGAATACGACTGCCGGAGTCTCCTACGAAAATGGTGTTGATTATACTGTTGATACGACGTATGGGACCATCACGCCGCTTGAAACTGGGGCTGTCGCAGATGAGTTGAAAATATTTTGTGATGTTCTGGCGGGGGAAGTTAAAATAAGCTCTCCCTTGTCAAAGGAGCAGATATATTGTCAATTAAGGTTTGTTACGGACAACCCGAAGGGCCCTAACCGACAAATATCGCTTGATAAGGTTGCCCTCATGTCCTCTGGGGAGTTGGATGTGGCCAGTACAGAGACAACACCATCGTCTCTCCAATTTGAGGGTGAGGCTATAGGGATAATGACTGATGGTGTCTTTAGGTTTGGCACGGTAACTCAAGTTCAGCAGGTTATATGATATGGCTGATATCGCACAAAATATTAGGCTGATAATATCGGCGGCAGTAACCGGCGGCAATGAAGTCCAGCAATTAGTCGGTCGTCTAGGCCGGGTCAACCAAACATTAGCCGGACTCCCATCTCCGTCTCGGGAAGCGGCTACGGTCACGGATAGGCTTACTGCTGCGCAAAGAGGAGCAGGGGACGAAGCTGAAGACTTAGGCCGACAGCTAAACCGTGCAAGAGGGAATGTTTCCCAATTCGGAGGATCGATAAAAGAAGGGATCGTAGGTTTACTTGGTGCTGCTGGGATTGCCTCGGCTCTTCATACGGCTATGGATGCCGCCGGGGAATTTGAGAAGGCAGTCGCGCAGATCATGACTGTCTCAGATACTACCAAAATCCCAATGAAACAATTAGAGGATACAGTCCTTTCTCTTTCCAGGGAATTTGGAAAAATGCCAGTCGAAGTGGCGAAGGCCACTTATGATGCGTATTCGGCTGGTGCTGTGGATGCGGCGCAGAACACAGAATTTATGACTGTCGCTCTGAAAGCAGCGGTAGCTGGAGGAGTAGAGGTAGCAGATTCGGTCCGAGGTTTATCTGCTGTTATAAATGGGTGGGGTTTGAGTTTTGGCGATGCTAGCCGTGTCGCAGACACAATGTTTACGGTTATCGCCAACGGACAGACAACCATGGCCCAACTGTCCGGCAATCTGGGGAAAGTGGCCGGACAAGCAAACACGTTAGGCTTGGGTTTTGAGGAAATTGGTGGGGTTTTAGCAGTTTTGACGAAAAAAATAGGTTCAACGGAGATATCTACAACAGCATTATCAGCGGCCATGGCTGGTGTCGCCAGAGTAACAGGGGAGCAAGTGCCAGAGTTTAAGAAACTCGGGTTTGAAAATGGACAAGCAGCATTCAAGGCTTTGGGTCTAGCAAAGACATTTGATATTGTTTCGAGGGCAGCGGGCGGGAACATTACTAAGCTTGAAAAACTGGCCGGTGGGTCAATTGGCCTCCAAGCAGTCATGAGTTCAACCGGCGCTGCTATGGGGGAGATCACAGCCAATATCCTAGCCAATGAAAAAGCAACAGGGAGGCTAGGACAAGAGTTTAATAAGGTGCAAGGAGTAGTCGGGGAAGGAGAGACGGCCCTGGTAGCAGTGCAAATTGCTATGATTAAGTTTGGCAAAGCAATGGCCCCGATTCAGAGTGCCGTTAGAAAGATTGTTATTGGGATTGCGGGCTGGATTAGCGCTAATCATGATGCTGTAGCTGCTACTACTCAACTCGTCGGCGCTATCTATGCGCTGAGGGCTGTCTTGGCTGTCATGGGTGGCTGGTTTACTGCTGTGGCCACGGCGGTCGTTTTTCTCGCCACAAAGTTTAAGCCTTTCCGCGACTTCCTCCAGCAGATTGCGGATAGCATTGCTCCGTTATTTCGGTTAGCAATGGGGTTGATTGAGGTAACCCTGGCTGATGTTTCAAGGGCAATCGACAGCTTTATCTATGGATTTCAACGAACTATCGATGGGATCATTCTCCTTGCTCAACTAGCCCGAGAAAAAATTAAAGAAACACTTGGCTTAGAAAACGAATACGCAAAAGTCCAGGAAGACCTAGCGCGGAAGAGGATAGAATGGGCGCAGCGCACAAAAGAAGTCGAAACGGAGTCAGCACAACATAAAAAAGAGTTGTTGGAACGAAGTGCGGAGTTCCAGGATCATGTAAATGAAATCCAGGATGCCTGGACCGAACAAAATGGCGAAGCCATCAAGAAAAATGCTGAAGAAATTGCAAAAACGGCATCGGCAGTTGTAGAGAGCGGGGAGAAAACACAAGAAGTCGCGGCAGCAGTTGGAGCCGCAATACAAGCGGTCCCAGGGAAGACGGTAGGGATCTCTGCACGAGATGACACCGGAATCGGAGTTACGGCGGCAAAAGAAGCTATCTCCAGCGTAAAAGATGCTACCCCAAAAATTACGCTGACCCACAATCAAGCAGTCCAGTTAGTAAACAATATAGGAATGCGACTAGCCGAGCTTGACGGCGATAAAGCTCACCTGGAAGCGCAACTGGACTCAGATCACGAGCCGAAGATTGCGGCCATAAACAAAGCAATAGCTGCACTAAGAGAAAAGCAAAGAAAAGCTAGGATCTTAGTCCAAGTTGCAAGCAACCACGCAGAAAAAGCTCGGGCGGTAAGGGAGACATTAGCCGCGTTGAGAGAGCGATTCCGCAGGCTAATGTTAAATGTAGATTTGGCTGACGATAAAATCGCACCGAAAGTCGTGGCCATCAGAGATAAGATGGCGGAACTAAGGAAACAGATTAGAGACAGGCCTCTGCATGTTCGGGTTGACAGCAACTATTTAGCTCGCAAAAGACAGCTTATACAAGCTCACGGTGAGTTAAGGAGGAAATACAGTAAACTGGTATTGCAAGCGTTGCTTGAATCTAACTATAGTCCTCAAGCGCAAAAGATCCTTAGATCAATAGCACAAATCCGGAAACACGAGAACATCAAACTCAAGGCCACCTTGACACCACAGGTGGACTCCGGGGCCAGGAATGTAGAGAGGAGAGTAGAAAGAATCCCTCGTGAGGTGGCAATTTCAGCTCTCCTCCTCGGGTCAAAGCGCGTAATCCAAGCTATAGACAACATACGTAGGGCTGTAGTGAGAGTGCCCGGTAGTATCATTACCACGGCAAAATTGGAAGGCGCACGGCACATAAATCAAACTGCCCAAAACATAACAAGATATATTCGAGGAATACAAGGAAGGACGGTCCATATAACTGTGCTTGGCAGTAGGCAGGCATGGGCTATGGCTAGAGATGTAAGTCGCGCATTATCGAGCATGCGTGACAGGACAGTCACAATTTGGACGCGGAGAAGAAGCCGGAATAGAGACGGCGGACCAATTGAGATGTATTCCGACGGAGGCAGTTATCCTCGCCGATCAGGGCGTCTTCCTGGGTACTCGCGGAAGGATACTGTTCCAGCTATGCTGACAGCGGGGGAATATATAATAAACGCTGCATCTGTGCGTGATGTTGAACGGGCTGTTCCCGGGATTTTGGATCTTTTGAACGGGATTCGGGGAAAAGGGAGTGTCGTAAAAAAGTTAAGCTCTCTGTTATCTTCCGGTGGGAGGAAAATGGCAGCGGGGGGAAAAGTCATAAGGACAGCTCTTAAGAAAAGAAAACCTAAAAAATTCGTCAACGGAGGGGCCGTCGTCCTAAACAAGACCAACGGAGGTGCTGTAGATATAAGGACTTCCATCGGCATGGACGTTGACGCAGGGTTAGACGATCTGACGGAAGATATCAGGGCGTTTACGAGGAAATTGGCAGCAGAAATGCCCATCCTTTTCGACGTTCAGGTTGATTTTAAGGCCGCCTATGAAGAGGCTAGGCAAGAATACAAAAAGGCCGAACAGGTATATATAGAGGCAGAAAAGATAAGCCCAGAGGCTGAAAAGACAGCTTTTGAGGAACTGTCGCTAAGGGAGCGAGCACTAAAAATTGCCACGGCCCAAAACAGAGATATAGGGAAACAAATCGAGGAGCAAAGAAAGGCTGCTTCGGGGCTTATCCGAGACTTCCAACTGATGGCGAGGAAGATCAGCGATAATATGCCTATCCTCTTGGATGTTCAGGCTGACTTTCAACCTGTTTTGGAGTTGGGTGAGCGAGAGGTCAAGGCAGCGAGAGTCAAATATGATGCTGCTGTGGATACTGATGCGGGGATAGCGGTTATATCGAGGTTGGAGACGGAGCTGAACCTGAGGGAGGAAGCGTATACTGCGGCATTGGCACAAGATGAGGCAATCAGCCAGCAAATTGATAAACAGCATGATCAAGTTGGTGCTTGGCTGGAAGATGTCCGGAATCTTGTTCAAACGGTCGAAGAAAACATGCCTGTCTTAGGAGACATGCAGGCCAATTTTAAGGCTGTGTTAGACCAAGCGGAAAGAGAGTTAGAAGGGGCAAAGACAGAATATTTTATCTCTATTGAGGGGGGATTTGATGTCGCGACCCGGGTCGGATTAGCGGAAGAGTTGGAACTGAGACAGGCTAATTATAATGAGGCTCTGGCTCAATATCAAGGCATAGAAAAACAAGTCTCCGCGCAAGAGGCATTGGGCCGATTAATCGCGGTTGATACAGCCTTGCAAGCGGAAAATAGGACAGCAACGTATCAAAGTGTCGTAGGCATTGCAGCAAACATGCAGAGGATCGTGCAGCAATCGTCTAAGCTTGCGATAGAGACGTTGGACTCTGTCGCTTATTCTGCGCACCAAGTGACAGGAAAAGATATCAGCATCGACGTGTTGGGCGAAAAGGATGCTAAAAGGGCAGCAGAAGAAATCCAAAAAACTATAAACGACACTCACGGGGCTACGATCGATATTGACGTTGCTGGCGAAGATGCAGCCCGGACTACGACCGATGCTATCCAGGCCGATGTCTATGGGGTGGAAGGGAGCAACATCGGAATTGTCACCGAGGGGGCGGAATTAGCACAAAAAACAGCGTCATTTGTGTCAAAAACAATATCGGCGGTGAAAGACAAAGCCGTTACAATCTCCTCCAGGTTTGACACGAGGGGACTTATTGAGTGGGCCCAGGCGCAACGTACAGCCGCGGCCATCCTATATGCGCCGCGGGCGCCTCGTTATGCTGAGGGAGGGCAGGTCGTATCTAGCTTGTCCCCGGCTGTGATGGCAGTCACCAGAGTCATAAGCCAAATCAAAGGCCAAGCCGTAGATATGCTCACGACAGGAGGGAAAATCCCCGGTTATTCTCGGCAGGATACCATCCCGGCCATGTTGACGGCAGGAGAATATGTTGTCAACGCTCTGTCTGTCAGAAACATAGAAGCAGTCGTTCCAGGGATTCTAAGTGCTATAAACAATATCCGTAGTCAAGGGGACGTAATGTCCACCATTAGGGCTATAATAACAGTCGGGGGTCGGGGAATGGCGGCAGGAGGGGTTATCCCCGGCACTGCATCAGTAAGACTGGCCAATGGAGGAATGCCCCCTAGTGCGTTAGGATCCGCAGGAAACACGCTGAACTTTTCAACGACCTTTAACGTGTCGGCTGTAGATGCAGCAGGATTCCGGCGGGTATTTGATGGCGAGGTTCTTCCTAGGCTAAAAACTGCCATCAAGCAAGATCTGCAAGGGATAGGATATGCTATTCGGAGCGTGTCATGAGCAACAGGACAGTCGGCAAATTTTTTAGATGGGCAGATCATTCTGACAATCTGTTAAAGTCGAGTGATTTCTCTGACGGCCTTTTAATCGTTCCAGGGACTTGGTTTCCTTCTCCGCGTCAGTTTAGCAGTCCTATAACTGTTCCTAAGCTCATGGTAGTAGTAAATGAGGTTAGTTCTGCTTGTGACCAACTCAATATCAAGTTGTATGATGTTAGCACGCCAATCAAATCATATACATTTGGTGTGGCCGAGGATCAACATGTTCATTTTTTTTATTTAGACATCTCTGCTCTCGACGCCGAAGTTCATTCAATCCAGATAAAGTTTATGTATAAAGGGTTTGAGGTTCTCGGGAGGCTTGCCCTGCTGTATGTCGGTCCTTATACAGAGCTAGAGCATCTCCCTGATTACAGTTTGCTGTATAGCATGGATTCCGTGGCTCCTCTCACGGAAAGCTTCGGAGGTAATGTTGTCGCTCCGAACTTAAAAGGCATTCAAAGGGAGGTTACAATTGGCTTTACGGGGGTAGATTCAGAAAACATTAAGGGGATCAAACTATTGCTTGAAGCATTGACGGCTCAACAGATAGTACACATTGACTCGATGGGGGTTGTAGCTT